GGGTCTGCCTCTCGACTGGTTTGCCGACAGCCTCGGTCAAAAGAAGATCGGCGGTGACATATTCAAAGCGATTCTTAGGATCTCGGAGCCACGATTCAATTGGAGCACGCCAAGGAGAATCCAGCATGTAGTTGACATTCTCTTTGTACACCTGCTCCTCTTGTTCAATAGAGAGGGCAGACGGCTCATCGTTGCGATAGGCATGAACAGCGGATGCCCAGATCGCGTCGACCTCTTTCATAAGGCTGTCAACGTCAATTGGCTTTTTGTGAGTTGCTTTGACAGGGATGACCCAGAAGCGACGGTTGCCAGTGTCGTCTACAAGAAATCCGTCCGTACGGTTGGTTGAGCCGACGATGATTCCACGGCGTGGGAAGGCTTCGGTTGCCTTGCCATATGGCACCCGAAACATGTCGGTGGATTGTGAGAGAAATGCTTTTACTTGACCTGCATGTCGCTTGTTGGTGATGTGATCAAGTTCAGCCCATTCCATAATCCAGCTGCGATGCAGGACCATGAGATCGTCTTTTGATTGGATGTCTCGGAGCGCATCTGAAAAGAAGTTGCCTCCCAGTGCTTTCCAGAACGATGACTTCCGTGCGCCTTGTTCACCCATCAAGACGCAGGCCTGGTCAAATTTGCAGCCTGGTTGATACACCCGTCGCACTGCTGCGATGAGGGTGCATTTGATCATGTTGTCGTAGAGGGTTGCTTCTGTGTGGTGTCTGTCTTGTGGCCTGAGGTAAGTGGTTGCTAATCGATCGATGTAGGTGGGCTCTACGGTTTCAGCGCAATGTTCAAGGTATGAGTGGACTGGGTCATAGGAGTTTTCGTGTGCGACCTCAACCAGACAGTCAATGGCTAGTTCTTTCGAGACCTTGACGCCGAGTTGAGAGAGGCGGATGTAGTAGCGCTCAATGCCCTCGAGGACTTTGTCTTCTTGTTCAATCTGTTGGGTAAAGACGTTGTAGCGAAATTCTTTTTTTGCGCTTCGCAGGAGGTCGATAAGCTGTGCGGCTTCAATTTTTTGAAGCTTTTCAGGACTAGCCTCGATTTTTTCTTCGCCAAGAGCCTCAGCGATGGCTGTGATGTTGAGTTCTTTGCGTTCTGGTGGAGTGGGCGACCTCCAACCAAAGTGCTTTGCCCAGTACCAGAAGGTTCCAGCTGTGACCTTCTCTCCGCCTGAGCTAGCGATTTGATGCAGCCCTTTCCAACTTGGCGAGTTGGACTGCATTAGGGATATAGCTTGATCGCGAGTGCCGCCTGCTTCTTCGACTGCTTTGATTAGACCCCAGAAGAGGTTTCTATAGATGTGATAGGTGCCAGTACCGGCTTTTCGTGGGGTGACTTTATCGAGAGCCTCGCGGACTTCATCGATTGTGCGTGGCTTGTAATCGCTGTAGCGATTGGCCTCGACCATTTTGTCGTACATCTTGCGAGACGGCAGAGCCTTCTCGATGTCACGAGGGGAGTAATACTTTTCTGAGGTGTGGATGATGGCAGTGCGATCACCTGGATTGCCATCAGCGTCAATGTGAAATGTGCCGGGAAGGCGCATGACACGGGATGGATTTTTTAGAGAGCGATCAGCATCAGCGTGATCGAGTAGTCGAGTTTGAAGTGATTTCCAGTCGTCTACAGGGATTGGCTCAGCAAAAACCCAATAGTTATGAATTGACTTGCCACCAGTGTCGACCTGAAGGGTGGGTTCTGGTAGTTGGAGGTCTTGCCAAGCTGTGACTTGCCATTCTTTTGGGCGATCGTCCCATTCACAGAAGACAGCACGGCATGCAGTTATTTCTGAGTCAGTGTCACCACCGTCGTTAATGACGGCATAAACGCCGCGGCCTTCAGATTGCCAAGCTTCAACGGTTGCTTTGCTGGGTTCGCCTTTGCGTCCTGAGTCTGAGGATTTGAATGGATGACCAGAGGGGTAAAAAGCACGTAAGCGCAAGTCCCCTTTTTGTTTTTTGAGGATGGCAGTGAACTGCTTGGTCTGAGCAAGGTCAAGCGAAAGCGATGGCATCTGGTAATCAGGCTGACTTGTCTTTAGCTGCGGCTATCTCGCGATCCAAGAGTTCTCGGATGACATCGGAGACAGTTTTGAAGTCAGCAGTCTGGGTTTCGAGCCAGTCCTTCTGCTGTCTAGTAATTCTGACGACTAATTTTGGGGAGTCCAAGCAAGGGGCGACAACGCCGACGAAAGATAGTCTTGTGCGACGGTTGTGTCAACGTCGTATTACGCAGAGTGTTGTTCGATTATGTCGGTAGCGTCTTCGACTGAACGTGCGACACCTGCGATACCGCCAGCGTTTTCAACGGCTGTCAGCCATGCCTTTTGGTTTGCGGTGGGTCTACCTCCGGGGGTCTTGACTTCTATAGAGGCGAATACAGCAACTTCTTGCCCGACCATGTCGGGTGTAATGGTGACCTTCTTCCAGCCAACCAGATCAGCCGACCCCTTAGCGAGGCCGAACTGAACCGGGCGACCAGTGCGGGGATCAGGCAGCTGGCCGACTTGATTTCTAAATAAGCGCACATCATCACGAGTGCCAAGACCCAGTCGAATCTCTTGCTGGATCTTGGTCTCGCTGTTGGGCATGCCAGCAGCATAAGGGGGGTTGACGGATCGGGTAGATGCTGCCTATAACCCTCACGCAGGCATAAGCCTGTTCAACTCCCCGCAAAGCGTCGAGATGCACTGTCACTCATAACGACTCTTTGCCTTGCGGACTCTTGCCTCTCAACTTATTCGTCCGCCGGTAACGATTAAACCGGCAATTACTTATCACTGGAGTTAATCCATGTCCATACGCACTTTGCAGGTGACCGTAAATGGCACTGCAGGTCTTCTTTGCTCAAACGTTGCTTATTCAGACCCTCTTGGCGAATTTCAGCCAATGAAGGCATTTTTCACAGACAAAAAAGGTAAAGCCAAGACTGAAGGAGTTCATCGAGCAGTCCGAACTCTTGACTGGCTTTTCAGCGGTTATTGGCGCAATGAGGGAAATGTTGCTGTTGACGAGGCTGAAAATGCTGTCGGCTTCGAGGACTTTGCTGATCCCTACCTTCCAGGTGCAAATTTACAGCGTTGCCTTAGAAATGCTGCTGCAAAGTGGAAGTTAGGCAAGGATACCCTCCGCGCAATTGTTGTCACTAATAACCCAGACATCGATTATGACGGCCCTAAGAATGCTGTTGAGATGTTTAACAGCCGTTCTCCTAAGTTTCAGCTTTGCAGCTTCACGGGTCGGGGCGTTTGGGTAAATCGCCTTTACATTCCTGACTGGTCAGCTCAATTCGAATTGACTTTAGATGACGAGATCATGGGAGCGGATCAGCTCCGGAGGATTGCAAATATGGCTGGCAAGTCTGAAGGCCTTGGGACTTGGCGTCCCAGATATGGACGTTTTCAGGTTACTGATATTTCAGAGATCGAGGAAGCTTGATCCATGAAAAATAAGAGCCCAAAGGATTTGCCACTTGAAGTTGCGGGCATTGATTGGCGAGCTTTGAAAAAAGGCGACAGCATCACTGCCGAAAAAGTCAACGAGATGTGGGACATCCTTTTTGAGCAAAGCCGCAAGAAGGATCTGCAGTTTGTCTCTGTTAATGTCAAAGAGTGGCTTGCCTCTGCTCTAAAATCAATTGGCAAAGAGATGGTGCTACGCGAATCTAAAGGCGTATTGATAGTTCTTACAGATGAACAAGCTGTTTCTTACTTGGAAGCACAAGCTAATCAAGGCTTGAGGAAACACAAAAACAACACCAGGAGAATGTTTACTGCAATTGATCAGAGCAATTTGAGCCAGCATCAACGTGACCAGTTGAATTCAAATCAGGCAAAACACGCCTTGATTTCTAGTTCTGCTGAGGGCGCCAAGAAGCAGGCTCTGTCTTTGATTAAGCAGGGAGCAAAGCTTCCTAAGTTGCGTCCACCAGAAGAGGATTGATGCCTGGGCAACGTCAATAAGTCCCAGGATGCCGAAGTGATGCGACTCATCGCCGAGTAATGTGACTCTATGCGACTCTCAACCCCTCACTTCAAATCTACGCACCTTTTCTTAGTGCAGTGCCCTTCTTTTCTTTGACGCGCCACTTAACGCCTTCGCTTCCAAGTTCCACGATCAAGAACTTGGCCACAAGTATTTTTTCTGGGCAAAGTCAATAAGTCCCAGGCTATGCAGCTCTGTTCGATTCTACTCGTTTTGATGCCCCTCACTGCACCGCACGTCAATGCAATCGCTTCCTGATTCCACGATTAAGAATCAGCCTAAAAGTATTTTTTCTAGGCAACGCCAATAAGTCCTAGATCGGTTCCTCGCTTTGCTGTTTAGCGCACCTCATCGTGATGCGACTCTTATCCGCTCTCTACCACGCGTTTTGACGCCATCGCTTTCCAGTTCAACGATTAAGAACTGGACCTCAATACTTCCTCCCGTAGTAAATCTTGTACGCCCACCCACGCTTGTAACCCTTGCGATCGGCTAAGGTGAGCAGTTCAGGCAGGGTTCGCGCCCTTCCTTGTTCTTTGCGTTTTTCGCGGCGTTCAATTGCATCTTGGCGGCGCATCTCTTTGAGTTCACCTTCCCGCTGGGTTAACTGACGCTTTGGCTTGATTGGGAACTCATGCCCGCACATTGGACAAACAGGCTGCGGCTTAAAAGCAGCAAAGCACTGGGGGCATTGTCTGACTGATGGTGCTGGCTCGTCTGTGCGCTTTCTTTTCTTGGCATCTAAAGACCATATGCGGCGATCATCAACAAAGCCATGTTTGACAGTGCTGCCAACGTGATCCAGAACAATTGCGATCTTTCCAGGCTGAGGGCGAAGAATGCGTCCGACCTGCTGGAGGTAGAGGGCTTCTGATTGCGTTGGCCTAAGAAGGATTGCTGCGGAGACTGCTGGAACATCGGTGCCCTCAGAGACAACATCAACAGAGCAAAGAACTTGAGTGCGACCATCGGCAAGACCGGAGATTGCATCATCACGTTCTTCCATCTTCATGTTGCCGGTCACGAGCTTTGCGCGATAGCCAACTGCTGTGAAAGCAGCACAGACTGAGGTGGCGTGAGCTATGGAGCAGCAAAAAGCAATAGCAGGTAAACCGTCAGCCAGACGACGGTAATGATCAACGGCATCACCAGTAATTGAGGGGCGATCCATCGCTTCAGAAAGCTGATCATTTGCGTAGTCCCCTGCGCGAGTTTTGACTGATGTGAGGTCGACTTTGAGTGGTGGAGCGAACACCTTGTGTGGTGACAAGAAGCCAGAGTCGACGAGCTGTGCGACGTAAGGCCCTTGCACGAGGGTTGAGAAATGGCTTCCAAGGCCGCGCCCGTCTAAACGGCTGGGAGTCGCGGTGACGCCGACGATCCTTGCGTCTTGGAAGTGCTGAATGACTTTTTCCCATGAGCCAGCAACGGCATGGTGGGCTTCATCAATGATGACTAGGTCTGGGGCCGTAGTAACTGTGCTCAGTCTGCGCACGAGAGTCTGAACTGAACACACCTGCACTGAATGGCTTGAGCGATCGAATCCAGCAGCGATGATGCCGTGATCGACACCAGCCTTTGTGAGTTTGTCTGAAGCTTGATTGATCAGTTCACGTCGATGGACAAGGACAAAGACTGTTTTATTTTTCTCGGTGGCTAAGCGTGCGATTTCAGTAAAGACAACGGTTTTGCCTGCTCCGGTGGGCATGACCAAGAGTGCGGAGTCAGCTGTACGGAGAGCATCACGAAGGCCCGATACCGCTTGCGCTTGGTAGGGGCGAAGTTCCATCAGGGGGTTGCAGGGTTCGTAAACACGCTATACGATGCGTCAACACGCAGCAAGACGCTTATGCCTGAACAGATGACAAATGAGGAGTACCACGCCCACAAAGCCATCTCGAAAAGCAAGCTTGACGCTGCTCGCAAAAGCGGTCGTCACCTGTACGACATGCTTCATGGTCCTCCACGCGAATCAACAGCAGCCTTTGACTTAGGTACTGCATTGCATGCATCGGCCTTGCCTGGTGAGAGCGTTGATGAGGTCGCAGTACGCATGCCCGAGGGCATGAAGAAAACAACAAAAGAAGGCAAAGCTTTTGTTGCTGAAAACAAGGGCAAGATCATTCTTAATGGATCTGACTCTTATTTACTTGATCAAATGATGCTGTCTTTGACTGAGCATCCTTTTACAAGAAGTCTTGTTTTAGGTGATTTGAGAGGGAAGGCAGAGCAAAGTTTCTTTTGCACAGATAGCGAGACAGGGCTAGAACTTAAGGCGCGTCCTGACTTTATTCTTAACGACTATTCGTTGATTCTAGATTTAAAGACAACGGTAGATGCATCACCCAAAGGCTTTCAGCGCAGTGTTGCGAACTATCGCTACTACGTTCAAGCTTCCCATTATTTAGATGTCGTCGAGGGTGCTACTGGCACCAGGCCAAAAGCTTTTTTGTTTGTCGCTGTTGAAAAATCTCGGCCATTTGGTGCTGCTGTTTACATGGCTGACCAAGCAATGATTGACCTTGGCAAGCAGCATGCACGAGAAGACCTAGACAACATTGCGAAGTGGATGGCTGAGGATAGTTACCCAGGCTATTCCGAGCAAGTGGAGGAGATCACCCTGCCTAGATGGATGCTGCCTAAAGAAGACGGCACACCTGCTGATGATCATGTTCCAATTGAGTTGTACTAGTGAATGTCCAGCCCAAACATGCGTGCTTGGACAACACGTCCACAAGACGTAATTGATGCAGCCAGAGTCCGGGCCAAAGCTGCATTGAAAGAAAAAAATCCCAAACTCACTCAATTAGAGAGGGCTTTTTACGAGATCTACAGACGCTACGGCGGCAACCCTTGACTAAATTCATCACACAAAATGAAAAACAAAATGCCTGACGGAGCCTTTTGGCTCGACACTAAAGACAACACACTTTATGTCAGCTCGTCTGGTCAATGGATTCCAGCACAACAAAATCCACCTAAGAGAAGCCGCTTGGCTCGTATATGGGCTTGGTTCAGAAAATTATTTAATAGATAATTGCTGGGCATCCTTGTTTTCCCCCGGCAAGGTGTAAGGCCCAGGACTATCCACTTATTTTTTCATTGCTATGCCTCGTCAACCTGGCGCTAAAAACAAAATCCGTATCGAGATGACTTTGTCTCCTTGGTATGGCGACAAGATTAAAGAACTCCGTGTGGATTCTGGCTTTGAGTCAGATCAAGCTTTCTCTGCTTGGCTTCTGCGCAACACTGTCCAAATACTCTGCGGACAGCGCGAGCCAATGAATAATAAGCTAGGCGATCTGCGTCTTCGTATGGAGCAAGCCCTTCCCAACCCGGAGAACGCTGAATGACTGAACAGTCTGCAATTACGACCACTTCTTATAAGTCGGTCTATAGCAGCATTCAGTCATTTGAATCGGCGCAGCGCATTGCTGCGTCGTTGGCTGATTCTGCATTGGTGCCTAATGCCTACAGAGGGCAAACAGGTCTCCCAAACTGCATTGTGGCGATCGAAATCGCCAACCGGATGGGCATGTCGCCTTTCCAGGTAATGCAAAACCTGAATGTGATCCACGGCCGCCCCAGCTGGAGCAGCCAGTTCATTATTGGCTTGATTCAAGGTTGCAATCGTTTTGAAGGATTTACCTACAACGAGACTGCTGACTCTTGTCAGTGCGTTGCAGTGCTTAAAACCACTGGCGAGCAAGTCTCTGGCCCAAAGATCACCTTGGATATGGCCAAGAGGGAGGGTTGGACTAAAAACACGAAGTGGAGCACTATGCCGCAGACGATGCTGCGTTACCGCGCTGCATCAGCCTTTGGCCGCTTTCACATCCCTGACCTGATTTTAGGGATTCAGAGCGTGGAGGAGAATGAGGTGATCGATGCTGAGATTGCAGTTGTCCCTGAGCCAACTGAATCGAAGCTAGATCAGGTCAATGAAATATTGGCCCCTAAAACCGAGCCTCAACATGTCCCCACCCCTCCGCCAACAATTGAAACGGAAGCTGATGACTTTTTCTAATGGACAAATCACAGTTTTTGGACGCAATCCAACTAGCTGAACGCTGGGGCATCCATCACCAAACGCTGGCGTCATGGAGACGGGCTGACAAAGGCCCTAAATTCATTAAGACCCAGCATCCAGTTCGTATTTTCTACTCAATTGTTGAGATTGAAGAATACGAAGCCAAAAACCCTTTTCTTAAAAAGTAATCATGGATTTCAAGTTCAAATCAAACATTTTCAAAAACAGTGAAGAAGATCAAAAACGTATCTATAAGGAGAATTATGACGCAAGTAAGCCCTACCCAGCGTTCACTGGGACGTTAACTATGCCAAAGAGTCAAATCCCTGCATTTGTCGAATACTTGCATTGGGCTCTGCGAACTGAGCTTAAGCACGATGACTACATCGATGATGTCGTGCTGCCAGTTAAGATTTCTGGTTGGCAAAAAGAATCAAAGAACGGGAAAGCCTTTCTCAGCCTTACTTACCAGCCTGACTACAAAACAAAGGTAGCCGCACAAGAAGCTAAAGAAGCATTTGCTGCAGTAGCTGCTTCTGAACCAACAGCTGAGTCTTCTGCCGCTAATCTGGCTGAAGCAACTGCTGGTGCTGTTGTGGAGCCCCCAAAAGCAGACCTTTTCTGAAATGGAGTTTCCTGACTCTCCAATGCAACTACAGCGGGAGCATTGCCGTCAGCTTTTAAATGAGCTTAAAGACGGAGAAACAGTGACTCTCACTGTTGAGCAATACCGTGAAATGGTTACTCAGCAATTAGATCTACACGATTTGGTTGCAAACATGTCGGAAATCATTCAGAAACATGTCTCGAATTATTGAAAACGTAGGCCTCACCATGCTTCGGTGGGGCAGCAAGCGTCCAGTATTGCTACAGCGTCCTCCTAGTTGGACTGTGCAATACCTTCAGCCCTTGCCCCCAGGCAAGCCACCAATCAATGTCTCACTTTTTGGAAGAGCTGGAATGTGGCTGCTAAGAAAAGCGAATCCACTTTCATACGTGAATTCTGCTGGCAGTGCCATTAAAGTGACACTGCCTTAACCCTATCTTTTACAACCTTACCGATGCGACAACCTTTTTTTGAAAGCAAGTACCTTGGAAAAGTTCTTTATGTCAAAGACATACAAGACCTTAACAAGACAGACCTCAATACTCTAGACCGTGAACTTTCTGCTGCAATAGCTAGCATGAAAGAAAAAATGCACGAGGAGCGTGATACCTCAGAATTGAATTGGCTGCACAAGCTAAGCGTAAAGTTGAAAATTTGCGAACAGTTCTTAGCAAGAGTTTGCGAAGTTCGCGACAATGAAATTTCTAAAATTGAAGCTTATCATTTTACTTATTTTCGCCAAGCAGTAGCCAACGCAATTGGCCCTTTGCGTGCCGATGAATTACTGCAACAGGCCAAAGAAGAAGCTATTCAGCAAATCAACATGGAGCGCAAGCCTTGAACAAAGAAGTAATCACCTTCCAATGGCAAGAAGAAACAACTTCACGCTACGGCGACGGGGTCAGCCATCCTAAAAAAGGGGTAAAAACCAAACCCTTCAAAATCCTCGTACGAAATGGTCAAATGGCTGCAATGAAAGTTGAACTGCGTGCTGAGTCAAAAAGAGCTGCTATTAACTACGGCAAAGCACGCTGGCCAAACGCTGCTATTGAGGTCATTGGTTGATGGACCCACGTTTTCACGTCAAACCAATTAGCGCCACTTTTGAGCCTCAACGCTTGATATGGATGGCGATGCACCAGGACTACTACGAGGGCACTGTTGCTGACACTGAAGCCCCGCCAGAAAATGAAGCAGGTGAGTTGGTTGTTAAGCATTTGCTGCTTGGTGGCCGCGGCCATTACGGCCCTTTGGAGCACCCAGCAATTAGTTTTGCTGTTGCTGGCTTCCCGCATTCAGTAGTGCAGCAAGCAAGGACGCATCGCGTCGGAATTAGCTTTGACGTGCAGTCAATGCGATATACCGGCAAACGTGTTGCAGCTGTAGCAACTGGAAAGATTGGTGTAGAAGATGTTTTCTACTTTCGGTCAGTCGGCAACTACGCAGACCGTTTTGGCAAAAAATACGCGTATAGCAAAAAGATGCGTGAAACTGATATGCAGGTGGCAAAGCAGATGTCGACTATTTATGGATATAAGTTGCAGGAGGGCTTTGCTGAGGAGCACGCTAGAGGCATGCTGCCCTTTGATTATCGTCAGAACTTTGTTATCAGCTTTAACTTAAGAAGTGCAATGCATTTTTTAGACCTCAGATCAAAACTTGATGCTCAAGCTGAAATTATTGACTTGTGCAATCTTATGGTTCCTATATTGCAGCAATGGGCGCCTGAAGTTATGAACTGGTATATAGACAAACGACTTGGGAAAGCTCGCCTTTCACCATGATTTAAAAAATGCGGACTAGAACCGGCTCACGCACCTGCATCCCTCACTCCCGATCCGCTGCGAGAGACTCTGTCGCATCCTTAGTGAAAGAATACCCTGTAATTGTACTTAGACTGTAGACAGGGCTGACATCATGAAAGGAAGTCTTTCATAGTTTGTGGCCTCATTGCGATACCACGCCGGTCGCATGGTCCTGAAGCAGGACGGCGAGGCATGGCGAGTACGCATTAAAACCGACAACGGGCATGTCCTCTACCCTTTGAGCGCTGTCGAGCTTGAGCAAGCCGTACTAGAGGCTGAGCAAATATATGCCGACATAAAAGCTATTAATCGTGGCAAGCCAAGATGTATGGACTGCGTCCATTGGGAGATTATTGAGGCAAAATGCAGTGTCGGGTGTCCTGAAGGCAGAATGACTGGCGGGAGCTTTGCCAAGGACTGTGCCTATTTTTGGGGCAAAGACAATTGATGCCGACTATCTCCAAGGTAAGCAAAGACGGCAAAAGCTCGTGGCGAGTGGATTATGCAGGAATGACTAGATCTTTTGAGCTGTCACAAGAGTGGGACGCTCATCGTTTTTTTGATTACGTCACTGAGTGCTACGCCGCGCTTTCCAAGTCCAAAGCGTCTAAATGAGCAATATGCTCAACGGCTTGTTTAAGCAATATGGTTTGATGCCAATTTTGCTTGATCAGGGCTACGCAAAGCGATTGCAGGTAGTCAACATCTGTTTCTTGACAGACGCGACGACAACTGCATTCAAGGTTTAACTTCTGCTCCAGGCTCGGATCGATGATCATCCAATGCATCGGACTGCTCCAGAGACTTGAGGTAACGGTGCTCAGAAGCGTATGGCTCCCTTGCACGCATGATGTCACCGACAACTGGAAACAGCCACTGATCAACCCGTACACAGTATTTAAAGTTGTACGGGTCCATGCAGCCAATAACCACTGTCGTCCAAAACGCGGTCAGATAACTCCAGACGACGTACCAACTCATGCCACGCTTGGCATTACCGTTAAATGCCCGTTGTAGTGACCTGTTTCTGCATAACTTTTTAGCGGAACGTTAGACATTGCATGAAACACCATCTGACCAATCTTCATGCCAGGGTATAGCAACTGTGCATGATGTACTCTTTCGTTTTTAAGTTCAAGAGTCAGTCTTGATCCGTGCCAGCCTGGATCGCACCAGCCAGCAAGTAAGTGATTAAGACCAGATCTTGCACGGCTTGATTTGAGTACAAATTGGCAGCTGATATCGTTGGGCAAGTTAAATAACTCAATTGTCTCAGCCAAGCAAAACTCGCCGGGCTCCAGCCTGTACGGCTCTTCTTCTGTGTAATGTGAGATGTCAACACGAATCAAGTCCGGGCTAAAAATGCTTTCAATCATCAAGTGATTGCCTAGCAATACGTCTAAACTTGCTGGATTTAATAAGTCTGGATTAAATGGCACAACCATATTATTTTTGTCACACCGGGCTTTAATTTCCCAGTCGCAAAGCACTGCCACGTCTTGTCGTCAAAAACCTACCTTACAGGTCATCAACCAAGATGGCCCAGCCAGTGTTGCGACCATCAGGCTGCCATCGAGCGTCAAATTCAGCTTGACGTACGCGAACGTTGCGACCTAAGTGGGGATTAGAGTGTCCACCGTTTTTCATATCAGGCAATCCTCGCGGGTCTTGCATGATCCACTCTGGATCTGAACTATTTTTTCCTCTATAGCCAGACACGACAGAGTAGTGGCCACAGCCTGAGGAGTTGCATGTTGGCTCTTCAATTGGACCTTTATCTAGCCAACCAACTATTACTGGCCGTCCCATTTCTATTTCCATTTCAATAATATCTCGATCTGCGTTTTTTATAAATTTTGCATTCAGCCCAAGACTTTCTAGAGCTTGGATCTGAGCATGAACAGATGTGGTGTCGCCGTATTTGATGCGAATAGCGTTGTACTCATCGTCTGTTTCAACCTTTTTATAAAACGCTGCCACCATGGCAGCGGCTGAGGAAAAGCATTGTCGGCCTGGTATTCCAATTTTGTTGTCAAGTTGACTGAAGTAAGGCATAAAGACCTCTTGGTCAATGCCGCTTGCTTTCCACGCATCAAACCATGCGTTGTCTTCTTCCGCCAAAAGGTCTTGAGGCATTCGCTCCTCAAGCTCCTTGATAGCAGCAAGCTGGTGGGGAGTACCACGAAACCAATGGAAGAAAGGCAACAAGCTGAGCGGCATTGCCAAACCAAACAACATTTGCCTGATCATGGCGGAAACCACAGCAACAAGCTATTTCTCGATGCGTTTTTCAGGGAACAAAAGATCCTTGAGATGCTTGACCGCTAAATCATCAAGATCGTTGTCAGTGCGCTTTACGACACGCTCAAGCATGGCAATGATCAGCTCTTTAAAAGCTTTAGAGCGCCACATCATCATGATGAATGGCTTCAGAACTACAAGCATCGGATTGCTTTGAACTGCACCAATACGTTAGTTCCTATTGCTGTGCCCCTCAAGACGCGCAACTGATTGCTCAAGATTAGAAAGGCGAGCAAAAATTTCTTGGTCCCTAGTCCTGATGTCTGCGTGAAGGATATCCATCCTTCTGGCTAGATTGTCTACAGCAGTTGTCAGTCGCACCAAGGAATCTCGACCATGCTGGCTTTGACGGTTGATCCCCGTTATACCAGCAGAAGCAACACCAACACTTGCTCCAGCCACAGCTGCCCAGACCTCAACCACCATTCGACCTCTAGCGTCTCACCATCATGGCAGAGTCAACTGAAAAGCAGGAACAGGAAGAGCAGCATTCCCGTTTAGGCGACGTAATCAAGGTTGTATTGCTTGGGTGGGCTATGGCAATCTTGACCGCAAACTACTTGGGGGTGTTTAAGCAGAGCCTAGATCCCACCTACCCAGCCAGCATCCTGAGCGGCACAGCTGCTTCTTTCGGATTGGCTGTTGGCAACAATAGAAAGAAAAAAGAAGAGCCTACAATTAAGGAACAGCCCTCTACCGCAAAACCAAAATGAAACGCTTAACTTTGGTATTAGGGATCACATTGCTTGCATCACCAGTGCAAGCCGACATCACTCATCGCATTCAGTCATCAGTTTCATTGTCAGTTGATGGAGCAGGATCTGTCGCCACAAGAATCCCGTCTTCATTTGCGGTACAAGGGTCTAACGTTACTTTGGACACTGCTCCTGAGTTTGGCAGCTTTAGTTCCGGAACTGCTCTCGGGTACACTCCTGGTGCTTTTAGCGTTACCACTGCTGGTGATGCTTTTAGTTACAGCGAAAGCTATACAGAAGGAGATGATGTACCGACAGTCCTCTCAACAACAGTCACGTCAGGAGTAGTGCCAGCACTCCCGATATTTGGCAGCACAACAACAACTTCTGGAGGGCACGCAGGCACTCTTGCAGGAACCCTGGCAACTGATGGTGCTTTAACGATTACAGCCGGAAATTCTGGTACAACCGCAATCGGCCAAGTGATCCAAGAGCTGACGATTAAGTGATGCTTTGGTATTGGCTTGTATTTTCATTGATCCTTTTTGCCGCTCCGACAAAAGCGGTGCCTGTTGTCCCAAATTTTCAGCAGGGGGTTTTGTCATCTTCTACAACTACTAAAACTAAGGTTACTGAAGTTATAAACTCCTATGAGTACAGGACAGGTTACGAGTACAGCGCAAGCGGAACAAACATAGAACCAGACGGGCCTCTTGCTCCCATGGCTTTAGTCACAACTACTAATACTGCTAATGGCATTGCAAGTGTTTGGCGCGGACTAGATCCAGCGCAAAAACCAGAATGGCGCATTGTTAATCAGGCCGCTTCTTTCCAGTTTGTCGAGACTATCGTTGGGCCTGGCCTTGTTAACCATACACTTATTAACCGTGAAACAGACATCGAATCTCTCACGGAAACAACAAGTACATTTACGCAATGAAGCGAGTCATAGCAACGCTTTTGCTGCTTTCCGCTCCAGCACAAGCACAGGTAAGCAGTACAGCAGCACCAGTGGCAAACAGTAGCGGAAGTGTTACAAACCAAGCTGTTCAAGTTGTACCGTCTAAACAGTTTACGAATACTTATGGTGGTGGCATTAGCTGTCAAGGTGCAACTCTAAATATCAACCCATTTATAAGTTCAACAACAGGCTGGTCTGATCCTTACGAGGCAACTTATGCAGATCCGGTTT